AAAGTCCTCCCTGCGTCCGCTGATGGCCGGCAGCAGCCCGTCGTTGCCTGATGGATCCAACCCCTCCGCTGCTATAGTGCAGTCGGCTTCTGACGTTCAGTGCAGCCGTCTTCTGAAAACGACACCCTGCCTGTTATGTCCTTCAAAAACTCAAAAGTGATTAGACATCGGTAATGCTTGCCTGCTTGATCAGTAAGTGTTTACTTATTATGGAGGTTCGATCTAAACTGGCGCCGGAGATCTTAGGACTCCCTGTTCAGCTCGGGGCGAGCCCCTCTTTTGAGGACTCCTCGCTCGCCCCAATTTTTCCTATTCAGGATGGAGCAAATGGCCGATCCCAAGCGCAGGCTCACTCCCGGGGAGTGGGCGAAAGCAGAATCACTCTACGAGTCCGGCGAGTTTAACCTTGAGCAGATCGCCGAGGAGTTTGGCGTTCACCCGATCACCGTTCAGCGCCACATGAAGGCCAACGGCATCGAGAAGGGCTCCAAAGCAGCCGAGATCAAAGAAAAAGTCACCGAGAAGATGAAGGACGCGGCTGAAGAAGACGCATCTATCATCGCTCAGCGCATTCGCGAGACCAAAGAAGAGCACTACCGGCTTAACCAGGCGATCGATAAGCGGATCGTCCGAGAGATGGTCGGTGTCGAGTCAGAAGGTCGCTCTATCGCAACGTCCCTCGGCGTCTTCAAGGCGCTGAAAACTGCTGCCGAGACTCTGAAGCTGACCCGAGAGAACCGGTACACGGTGCTTGGCATTATCGACAACGACACCCTGGACGACGAACTGCCGACCCTCGAGGTTAGAGACATGCTTGAGGAAGAGATCGAGTCGATCCGCGAGCAGCAGCGCCTCCAGGCTGAAGAGATGGGCCTCACAACGGACGAAGGTTACGATGACGACGCCCTGGAGGGTGCCGAGTAGTGAGCTTCTCGATGGCCTTCCATCCGGCTCAGGGCAAGGTGGCCCGTTCGAGGGCTCGCTTTCGCGTGGTTGTAGCCGGTCGCCGGTTTGGAAAGACGCACCTTTGCCGCGGCCTCATGATCCGGGAGGCCGCTCGCAAGCCTAAGCAGCGTATTTGGTATATCGCGCCGTCCTTCCGCATGGCGAAACAGATCATGTGGCGGGATCTTGTGGCGGTCATTCCAAAGTCCTGGCTGGCCAGAAAGCCCAACGAGACGGAGCTTACGCTGTTCCTGCGGAACGGCACCGAGATCAGCTGTAAGGGCGCGGACAACCCAGACTCGCTGCGCGGCGTTGGTCTGGATTTCGTTGTTCTGGACGAGTACCAGGATATGCGGCCGGAGGTGTGGGAGGAGTGTATCCGCCCAACATTGGCAAGCACCAACGGGCGAGCCGTTTTTATCGGTACGCCAAAATCCTTCAACCTCCTCTATGACGCCTATATCAAGGGGCAGGATGAAACCTTGCCGATGTGGGAGAGCTGGCAGTTCCCAACTATCACCTCCCCCTTCATCCCTGCATACGAGATCGACCAGGCTCGAAAAGACATGGACCCTCGAACCTTCCGGCAGGAGTTCGAGGCTTCTTTCGAGAGTGTGTCCGGTCGCGTTTACTATCCGTTCGACCGGCGAACCCACGTTCGGAACGACGTCAAGTTCGACCCGAAACTGCCAATTTGGGTCGGTATGGACTTCAACATTGACCCGATGTCTATGGTTGTCATGCAGCCACAGACCAATGGGCAGATCTGGATCGTGGATGAGATCGTGCAGTTCTCTTCCAACGTTGACGAGGCCGCAAGTGAGCTGGCCCGCCGATATTGGAGGCACATGGATCAGATCACTATCTACCCCGACCCTGCCGGCAAGGCCAGACAGCATGCCCGAGGAGAGTCCTCTCTGGATATCCTTCGCGATCACGGGTTCAAGAGGATCAAGTTCCGGCGCAAGCACCCGGCTATCGATGACCGAGTGAACGCCGTCAACAGGAAGCTGCTGAGTGCGGAAGGCCATATCGGTATGTTTGTCGCCCCGCATTGTCACCAAACGATTATCTCCTTTGAGCAGACCATGTATCAGGAGGGATCGCGTGAGATCAACAAGGCCATGTCCGTCGAGCACGTTACCGACGCGCTTGGTTACTGCATCGAGATGGAGTTCCCTGTACGGAAAATCTTCATTGCTGGGGTTTCATTGTGATTGCATGGTCAGTAAATACTTACTAAAATGGCGCCGTAATGTAGGAGAAGGTACAGTTGGACAAAAAAATTCTCTTCGAAATGCTTCAACGCCGGCACCCTGAATACTCAGGGATGCTTGAGCATTGGGATTTTTTGAAGGCTACCTATGAGGGTGGCAGAGATTGGTTTGCCAAAAACATCTTCCCCTACATGAAAGAAGGCCAGGGCGAGTTCCAAGATCGCGTGAAGCGGGCTTACCGTTTCAACCACTCTCGAGAAGTGGTCGATCTTGTGAACAAGTACACCTTCAAGGGTGAAATCCGCAGACGAGAGCAGGATGCGCCTGAGTGCATCCGTAAGTTCTGGGGTGCCTCCACTCGAAAACGCGCCAGTATCGACACCTACATGCGATACATCTCCAAGCTGGCCAGCGTGTACGGCCGGATTTGGGTTGTGGTCGATAGTGTGGTTGAGAGACAGGGTGAGTCACTGGCCGAGACCAAGTCTCAGGTTTATTCATACGAAGTGCCTCCCCAGGATGTACTGGATCTCGCAGTTGATGAAGACGGCGATCTTCGCTGGATTCTGATCCGCGAGCGTGTGCGTGACGATTCTGACCCGTTCGTCAGTTCGGGCGATGTCAGCTATCGGTATCGACTGTGGACAAGAGAGGAATGGTTCCTTTTCTCCGTTCATTTCATCGACAAGGGGAAAGGGTTCGAGCTCGGTAACGTCGAGTTCACTATCCAGACTGACGTTCACGGGCTTGGCGTAGTGCCGGTTATCTGGGTTGACCATATGATCAGCGAGGGCATTTACACCGCCCCTAGCCTGATCGGTGATATTGCCTACCTAGACCGAGCCTGCGCCAACTACTTGAGCAACCTGGACGCGATTATCCAGGATCAGACCTTCTCCCAGCTGGCTATTCCCGCGCAGAGCCTTCTGCCCGGGGACGATGGCCACAACAAGGTTCTGGAAGCCGGCACCAAGCGCATCTTCACCTTTGATGGAGCGGAAGGCGGCAAGCCTTTCTTCCTGTCCCCTGATCCAAAGCAGGCGGAGCTGATCATTACCAGCATCAAGCAGATCATCAACGAGATCTACCACTCGGTAGGTGTTGCTGGTGAGCGCACGAAGCAGGACAACAGCTCTGGGATCGATAACAGCTCAGGCGTGGCCAAGGCCTACGATTTTGAGCGCGTTAACTCCCTGCTTGTGAACAAAGCCGCCTCGCTTGAGCTCGCAGAATTGCAGATGCTCAAGCTGGTCTGTAAATGGTCTGGCGACCAGCACGAAGTCGCCATGTCAGGGCCGGAGCGGCTTGTTCATTACCCGCGCAATTTCGACACCAGAACTCTCTATGACGAACTGGATATTTCAGGTCGCATCGAGATGCTAACCGCCCCCATCGAGTTGAAGCGCTACCAGCTTAAGCAGGTGGTCTCCAAGCTGTATCCGTACATCTCTGATAAGGATCGCAAGGAGATTGAGTCCGCTATCGACGAGATGGACGACGCGGTTGCTTCAATGCTGTCTGGATTTGACGCAACCAACAAACCAACCAAGGAAGATAACAACCAAGGAAACTAGGAAGTTATCAACCAAGGTTCAAAGCAGTAAAGACCGGCCGAGAGACAGGCCAAAGATAGCCAAGAGAGAGGCTTACCATGAAATTTCGTAACCAATTCCTGAAGTACATGACTCCAGCCGGCGAAGACGGTGCCGCATCCGGTGGCTCTACCGGTGCGGACGGCGCAGATGCCAACGTTGACCACAACAAGGGCAACGACGGCAACGGCAAGCCCTCTGATCGTGAGGCGCAGTTGCTCAAGGAGTCCATGAGCCGCAAGGAAAAGATCGGTCAGTTGGAGGCTCGACTGGCGGAGTTTGAGGGTATCGACCCCAAGGTTTTCCGCGAGATGCAGGAGCGCCTGCAAAAGCTGGATCAGCAGGAGCGTGAGCAAGCTAACGCTCGACTGATCGAGCAGGGTCGTTTCGATGAAGCCCTCAAGGCTATGCGCGATGAGCACGAAGGTGTCTTGGCGCAGATTCGCGCCCAATCCGGTGCGGAGCTGCAGTCCGTGGCAAAGGAGCGCGATGAGCTCCGCAACCAAGTCACATCGTTCCAAAAGCAGATCGAAGACCTGACCATCGGTGCGGCCTTTAGCAACTCCTCTTTCATCCGTGAGGAGCTTGTCCAGGCCATGAATCCCGAGCGTAGCCGCCGCCTGTATGGCGACCACTTCGACATCGTGGATGGCAAGGTTGTTGGTTACGACAAGCCGCGTGGCCAAGAGGGTCGAGCCCCTCTGGTCGATAAGGACGGCCAACCCGTCTCGTTCGATGAGGCGTTCAAGCGTGTTTTGTCCGCTCAGAGCGACTATGAAAGCCTGATCCGCTCCAACGTTAAGTCTGGCGCCGGTTCTGGTACTCGCACCGACAAGGCTGCTGATCCCACCAAGGCTATCGGCCAGGGTGTCAGCCGCATTGAGGCTGCTCTGAATAAGCAAAGCGCCAAGTAACGCTTTTTATCGGCGAGGCATGATCAGTAAATGTTTACTGTTGCTCACTCGTAAGGAGAAATGAAACATGCCATTGCTGCGTGAAGAGGCCGCGAAGCTGTCCCAAGAAGACATGCTGCGCGGCGTGATTGAAGAGTTCATCAACAAGGATGACCTGTTCGGCATTCTGCCGTTCGCCCCTACCACCGGTAAGGCGCTTGTTTACCATCGCGAGAAAACTCTGGCGACCGGTGACTGGCTTGATCCGAACGATGAAGTGAAGGAAGGCGCGTCCACCTTCGACGAAGTGACCACCCAGCTCCGCATTCTGATCGGCGACGTCGATGTGGATAAATTCCTGGATGGCACCATGTCCAATGTGAACAGCCAGAAGGCCATCCAGATCGCGTCCAAGCTGAAGGGTATGCGGACTCAGTTCCAAGATGCCCTGATCAACGGCACCCAGGCCAAGAAGCAATTCGACGGCCTGAACGCTCTGGTGAACGCCAATCAGATCATCGATGCGAAGGGCTACGACATGGGCTTCTCCATGTTCGACGAGCTGACCGATGCTGTGAAGCTGGGCGCTGACTGCCTGATGATGCGCTCCGAGCACGTTCGTGCCTACAAGGCCATGCTGCGCCTGATGGGCGGCAACAACGGCGGCATGATCCAGCTGCCGAACTTCGATCGCCCGATCCTGGCCCACGACGGTGTGCCGATTCTGGTGAACGACTTCATCCAGAAGAAGGACGGCAAGGCCGACATCTTCGCCTTCCACCTGGATGAGAACAGCGGTCTGCACGGCCTGTTCGCGTCGAACCATCCGGCCGGCTTCGCCATCGAAGATCTGGGCACCGTCCAGAACAAAGATGCGACCCGTACCCGTATCAAGATGTACGTGGGCATGGCGCTGAAGGCTACTCACGCACTGGCCAAACTGTCCAACGTCAAGCTGCCTGGCGCTGCTCCGGCGACTGGCGGTTGATAGTGACAAACAGGGGGCTTCGGCCCCCTGAGCCATGCAGGAGATTCACCATGAAGACCCATTTCAAAGTCAAGCTGACCGGCCCCTACGCTGGGTTCTCTGGCCTGTTGTTCGGTCGGTTTGCATTCGAAAACGGCGTTTCTGTTACCAAGCTCCACTTCCTCGAGGCTCAGCTGCTCGCTTCGGAGGCCCGCGGCCTTTCGATGCTCGATGAAAGCGGCAAAGAAGAGGGCCCTGTCTACCCGGGTGCCATGCCTCTTGCAGAGTTGGAGCCAGGAGAGATGGTCGTGACGCTGCGTGACGAGACCGAGAGCGCAGATCGGATCGAAGTGACCGTTGTGACCGCTATCGGCGAAGAACAGCGGGAGGTGATCGACCTCACTGACATTCCCGATCGAGCTGGCCTTGAGGCTATCGCAGACAAAGAGGGCATGTCCGGCCTCCGAGTCATTGCGGATCGCCTTGGTGTCCGCGCCAAGAGCATTCCGGTGCTGATCGACAAGATCCTTGAGAAGCGAGGCTGATCGCATGTTCAAGACGATTCAGGCAAATACCGAGCTGACGCTGACTATTCCGTTCGAGATCGACGGCGAGCCCGTTGCTGACGTCCATTCTGTCGAGTGGAGTGTCTTCAATGAGTTTGGTCAGGCGTCGGAAACAGGCATGGCTGCACCGGAGGCGGGCGCCAATTCCATCTCCGTGGTTATCCCTGCAAAGGCGAACGTTGCTGAGCGCGGGCGCCCATACACCACGTATGAGTTGGCCTACACCCTCGTCACCAAGTCAGGTCGTCTCGAATCAAGTCTCGTATTTCAGGTTGAGAGCGCTGATGCGTTTGTCGAGCCGAACAATACCCTCGTCTCGCCGCTTCGTGCGTTGTCGATTCTGCGAGAGATCCCCAACCTCGCCAGCTTTGCAGCCGCGACCAGAGAGGATCAGAAGGTGGCCCTGCTTTGCGCTCACAACGCCATTGCTTCCTTGCCTCTGAACCCCAAGGCGTTCCCATTTGTAAGAGAGAACGAGCCATTCACATCGATCTCCCAACTGACCAAGGAAATGTGGGAGCAGCTCGATCGGCGAGTTGTTTCGGACTTCCAGGCCGCTCAGGTGATCGAGGCGAACAATCTCTTGGGCACCACCGAGTTCAAGACCTTGCGAGAAGCAGGAGTGCTCTCTTACACGGTCGGAGAGGTTAAGCAGTTCCTCAGTTCCAATCGCCCGCTTGAGCTTGGCCTGTGTCGGGACGCGATGCGCCGTATCGGGCGTTATCTGGATACCGTCAGGAGACTCGGTCGTGCTTGACCAGAAGGCTGCTGCCCAGCTCGTTATCCAACCGGTCGTGTCTGCTTGCCACGAGATCGTCGGCATGGTCTCAAGCGAGATGAGCAACGGCTCTTCTCTCTCAAAGGCCGCGATTTCCAGGCTGCAGGTTCGCATCGTTCCGGTGGCGTCCAGGGCGGCCAGAGACTTCGCAGAATTGCTCGATAACCAGCTGCAGAGCGTAATCAAGTCTGAGAGTCATCGAGCAGAGCGAGAGCTGTCTGTGGCGCAGTCAGAATCGATGCTAGAGCGCTCCCCGTCTGTCTCTGCGATGCAAGAGAGAGTCGAAGCTGAGTTGAGAGCTTATGGTGTCGAGGGCGTCAGGATCCTGAACGCTATGAGCTCCCAGGCGATGGTAAACGCATCAGCAGGGCACCGAGCTCAAGCAGCGATGTCTCTGGCCAGAACCAGCGTAAACGGCCGGTTCTCGCGCTGGGCGAGCGGCAAGGTTGGGAATGGCCACTCTATCGTGCATCGTCTTTACCTCTGCACTGCAGAGTTGCTGATGATGGCAGGCGTGTCGGCTTATCTGGCCAAGGCCTCCAGTCTTGGCGTGATCCGCTTTCGGATCGATAACCCGGGCAAGCACGGCGATGGAGAGTCCTTCTCCCCTTCTTCTGTCCCGTATCGATACCTGCACCCGCAAAGCGGGGCGAAAGTGATTGCGGTGAGGTGAGCATGTTCATCCCAGTCAGAAAAGACGGCCTCCTGTTCAAGAGGGCCGGACAGAACGCATATAACGAACCCGTTTACAGCGCCAAGGGCGTGAAGTTCGGATGGGGCCCTATCTATATGCGCCAGGCCCTCGAGCGGACGGAGGTCCGAGCCGACAAGTCTGCGTCAAAGAGCAGGGCGGAAACCGACACTATCGATTACCGGATGGTCATCGAAAAGTCGGTGACTCCCCAGCGGGGCGACCTGATCACCCTGAGCACTGGCGAGCGCATGAAGGTCGTCCTGGTTCACCGCAGAGTGGACATCATGGGCAGACTCCACCACTGGGAGGTGGACTGCGTTGCAGAGTAACAGCCGATCGCTTCTGCAGGTTCGCAGAGACATCGCCAGGGTAAAGGTAAACCTGAAGAACACGGCGGAGCGGTCCAGCCATGCCGCGCTTCGTGTCCTTCGTTCTGAATCCCGCAAGATCGCGCAACTGGCGGCAATGTATGCGCCGTTCAAGACCGGCCTTTTGGACGGATCTACAGGGGCAACGCCGTCATTCGAGATCATTGAACGGGCCGGCGCCCGCGGCCGGAAGGAGATAGCAGTCGAACTCAACTTGCGGAAATGGAAGCTGGTCGGCACCCGTCGGGTGTCGCTGGCAAGGTATGCGGAGGTCATCCACTCCGGCATCACCAGGAACGGAAGCCAATGGAAGCTCGGAAAGAAGTCGATCGAGAAGGCGGTAAGGCTTGGCCTGTCGCCAAACCCGACGACAAGCGGCAAGTATGTCGGTCGCTTGTTCCTTTCTCGCGCTGCAAACCAGAGGCGAGGGGCTATCGAGTTCCACCTGAAGAGGGCAATTAGAGAGGCGCTTACCTGATGGATGTACTCACCGCACTTGCTGGTTACTTGGAGCAAAAGGACGTGGGCAAAGTTGGGGACTCCATCTTTGTCAGCGAAATGCCAAGCGGAAAGAAGGGCGTTCTGCTCTTCACCACTGGCGAGGGGTTGATGCGTCACACCGACATTAGCCGCTACTTCCGAGGAACGGTGTTTGTCGCCGCTCGGAGCTCCAGTTATCTCGATGCCGGCGAGTTGGCCAAAAAGGTCTTCGATGTCATGGATTTCGAAGGGTTGGAGCTTGAAGGCATGAGAGTGCTCGTCTGCCAGCCGGAGGCGCTTCCTATGCCGTTCGGCAGGGACGAGAGTGGTTTTACCGAGTGGCTGTCGAGCTACGAATTGGCATTAACCATAGATTGAGGAGGATTCAATGCCAGATACCAAAAACATTCGCCTTGGCACTTGCAAGGTGTTTTACGACAACGTGGATCTCGGCCTGACCATCGGCGGCGTGGAGATGGAGGTCACTACCTCTACCCACGAGACCAAGGTTGACCAGTTCGGCGACTCCGTCGTTGAAGAGATCATCACCGGTCGCAACGTCAAAGTCACCGTCCCCATGGCGGAGACCAACCTGGACAACATGGTTCGCATCATGCCAGGTGCCAAGCTTGTGACTGACAAAACTGTGCCGACCAAGAAGCGAGTCGATGTGACCGTTCCTTCCGGCATGAGCCTGTACTCAGCCGCAAAAGAGCTGCGCCTGCACCCTGTCGCACTGCCTGACACCGATAAGTCAGAAGATGTGATCATCAAGCGAGCCGGCACCTCTGGCGCTCTGAAGTTCGCCTACAAGAACGATCAGGAGCGCATCTACAACGTTGAGTTCAAGGGATACCCAGATCCCGAAACTCGCTTGCTGGTGAGCTTCGGCGACCCGGATGCGAGCGCGAAATAGTTCGCCAACAATGATCAGTAAACATTGACTGATATGTGATAGTATGGCCCTGTTTTGTTACAGGGCCTTTTTATAGGAGATGCCATGAAGCTACTGAACCTGGATGACCTGATCCCGACCGAGCGCTTTGTTCGAATCAAGGGTGTTGATTACTCCATTGCCGAACAGTCTCTCGGCAACCTGATCGATGCGATCAAGCGTGAAAAGAACGTTGACCGTCAAGATCAGGCCGCCTTCTTCGAGCACATGCTGGACTCAGCCGCTGCGCTGATCCCGGATGCCCCTCGGGAGATTGTTCGCACCCTCAGCCCCCGCCAGCTGACCGCTGTTGTTGAGTTCGCGTCCGCACGGGACGAGATGCTGCCGGACGCTGACGAGGCTGCTCAGGCCTCCGAAGAGGGAAAGTAACTCCCCGCGAACTGGAGGGGGTCGATTTCCCCTTTTTGTTCTCTCGTTTTTGTCATTTTTACTCGCTAACCCCCGACTACGTGCTGGCCATGCCGGCACGGATGTTCTTCACGATGGAGCGTCAGATCGTTCGGATCATGGCGGAGGGGGACTTGAGAGCCCTGGCAGTCGGCGCCTCGTCAGTGAGCGGGGAGACGGCTCAGAGAGTTCATCAGGTGCTTATCGCTGAACAAGGAGAAGTGTACGTCCTAGCTCGTTCCTCGCTGGTCGCAGCAGAGGAAGGGGCTATCGACAAGCTCAAGGCTTTGTTTTAGCGGAGGACTGATGTCTGTAGCCGGAGATGTAAGGGTCGGCCTCGTTCTTGAAGGGGCCGACGAGTTCAAGGTTCAGGTGGTTCGCGCCGCGGACTCCCTGGACCGCATTGCCAACAAGATGGATGACTATGCTCGCTCGACCGAGAAGGCCAGACGAGCAAACTCCATTGTTTCCACCAGTATTCGGGAAATGGCTCTCAACATGGAGCTGGCCCGACTCACCATTGCCAACCTGTCCGCTGGGTTGACCGCCCTGCCCCGAGCTCTGCTCGAACAGGCCTCCTTTTTCGACAAGACAACCCTGCTCCTAGCTGGCCTTAACGTAGAGACCGCCACTTTTGCCGAGGCGCAAAAACAGGCTGCGGTCGAAGTTAAGAACCTGATGAGCGCCGCCGCGTCATCGCCGTACAAGATGAACGCCTTGGTTGACGCCTACACCAAGCTAAAGGCCGCAGATCTGGCCAGCCCCGACGGCTTCCTTGCCGGCCTGATGAACACCGCGGGTAAATTCGGTAAGAGCTCGGAAGAACTGAAGCGGGCCTCCGTTGCCATCCAGCAGATGGCCGGTAAGGGCGTCATCTCGATGGAAGAGCTGCGCCAACAATTCGGCGAAGCGGTCCCCGATGCGATGGGCATGATGGCCCGTGCTGCCAGTGTGTCTATGGGCGATCTGGTCAAGCAGGTCTCCACGGGCACCGTAGAGGCCAAGCAGGCGCTTGAGCTGCTTTCCCGAGAGATGTACCTGTCATCAGCTGGCGCTGCAGTAGAGATGACAAAAACATGGGACGGCGCCCTTAACCGGATTTCCACCTCCCTGACGGAGCTGGCGGTGATCACTGGAGATACCGGCTTCTATGACAACGCCGTTGGCTTGGCCAATGCGTTCAACTCTTTCCTCAAATCCGACGAGGTGGTTGCTGACGCAAACCGGCTTGGCCTGGTGCTTACCGACCTGTCGAACATGATGGCCGCTGTCGCGGCGTTCATCTATGACCACGCGAAAGAGCTGACGATGATCATCGGCGCCATGTTTGGCGCATCCTGGGCAAACAAGATCATCTCCGGGGTCGGCGCACTCACTGAGGCCTACAAGGCCGAGTCGGCTAAGTGGCCTGAATCCACAAGGGTGGTGCAGAACCAAATGCTGGAGCTCCAGCGCGATTTCCAGCGCCGCGGTCTTGCTCTGGAAGCCGACTACCTTGCATCACGCTCAGCAGCACAAGACCGGGCAATCCTGAACGCCATGGACGCGAACAAGCGTCAGTACGACCTCGATCGTGCCGCACTGCAGGAGCGACTCCAGACCTTGCAAGCCGGCCAGTCTCGACTGTCCGCGATGACCAACTCCGTGGCCAACATGTTCGGGGGGTGGACGAACGTGATCGTCGCGGCCATCGGTGTGGCGCTCTACGCCCTTGATGAGTTCTACCTGAAGCAGCGCCGCATTGCCGATCAGGTTATCGAAACCGGTGGTCTCGTCGCCTCATTTGAAGATCTGCAGTACGCCAGCAAGCAGATGGCAGAGGACAAGACACGGCTTCAGGAGCGCAAGCAAGGGCTCGAGGAGTCGAGACAGGCCGTCTCCGCTCTGACAGAGGCTTACAAGCTGACAAATGAGCAGGTTCGGATCCTGAACAGCGGCACAAGTGCTGAAAAAATGGGTCTGGCTCAAAAGCTGGGGCTGAACTCCGTACAGTCCGGCAAGCTCTTCAGCACCTTTGACGATGTGAAGCGAGCGGACTCCGAGATCAAGGCGATGGAGAGCCGGATCAAGAGAGCAAACGAGGCCATCTCTTCCGCCAAGGAGCATGTCAGCGAGACCTTCCGCAACCAGGGATCTGGTGTTGTTGCGAACATCATGGCCGCCCCGCTCCGCCAGGTATCGATGGAGTATGAGAAGGCGGCGAAGAAGGCAGAAGCGGCGGCGAAGCAGGAGTCGGCGAAGTACAAGGACGATGCAAAAGCGGCAAATGATGCCTATCAGAAGGTGCTGACCGAGAAGTTGGCCCCGGCTCGCCAGAAGGCAATCGCCTCGATGAATAGCATCTTCGAGGGTGAGTCGAAGGCCATCGCTGCTCAGATGGAAAAGCTCAAGTCAGAGAAGCCGGCTGATGGCAGTAACGAGAGCCTTGTCCTTGAGAGAGACAAGCAGCTTGCCATTCTGGAAGGCCGCCTTGAGCGCGTGAACAAGGACTGGGACACCTTCAAAGAGGCCATTTCGGTCTCCCATGAGGGGCTGGACAGGCTTGCAAGCCAGATGGCCAAGACAGGTAAGATCGACCCGTCGGTCTCCTACATGCAGTCATCCAAGATCTTCACTGCTGGCAAGCAGGAAGAGATCAAGATGCAGAAGGTAGCCCTCGGATTGCTGGACGAGCAGGCAGTCAAAGGCAAGGAGCTGGCCAAGCTAGAGGCTGCTATCGCGGCCGGCAAGTACAAGTCCCTGAAGAGCGCGACCATCGAGCAGATGAAGATCGACGCCATGGCGAGGGACATGGCCAACACCGAGTTTCAGGAGATCAAGGAAAGGGCTCGCTTGCGCCGGACAACGGTCGATCGCTTGGATGACCTGTCCATCTCTATCTCGAAGAAGATGGGCTCTGCAAAGGGGCGTAGCGACAACCCCCTTCTGGAATGGCAGCGAGCTGCTGAGCAGACCAACGAAGCGATCAAGGAGATCGAGGCGAACCTCAAAAAGGCCTCCGGCGTCCTGCCGGATGACGCGGCAAAGATCGCCGAGATCATGCAAAAGCAGCGTATGGCTGATCAGTACAACATCGCCGCCAAGATGAACGAGTCAATCCGTGAGACCAACGAGGCGATGATGCCGAACATGGCGAGAACAAGAGCGGAATTTGACCGGCAGATCGCCCAGCTGGATGAGCTGCTCGACCTCGAGATGGCAAGACTCAATGCTGCCAAGGCCAGGGGCACCGCCAGCAAAGAAGAGGCTGACCTGATCCAGAAGAACATCGACCTCATCAAGAAGCAGCGTGAGCTGACCGAGCAGCAGAAATCGCAGCAGACAACCATCTATGGCGTATGGAAGCGAAGCCTCGAGGACATGAAGGACGGTATCAACGAGAAGCTCGGGGCGACATTCGAGGGAGTGTTTGACGCATTCGCAGCCGGCATTGTGGAGGGCAAGGACAGCTTCAAAGACATGATGGACTCGCTCACCAAAGACTTGGAAAAGTTCCTGGTCAAGATGGCGATGATGCAGATGTTCGAGTCCACCCTCGGCGGCTTCTTCGGCGGCGGCGGTGGCGGTAAGGGAGGCAAGGGCGGTGGAATTTTTAGCTTCGCCAATGGCGGGATCATGTCTGAGCTCGGCAGCGTCCCCCTGCGCAAGTACGCAAAAGGGGGTGTAGCAACCAGCCCGCAGCTGGCTCTGTTTGGCGAAGGCTCCATGAACGAGGCTTACGTCCCCCTGCCTGACGGCAGAACCATCCCAGTGACGATGACGGGGCCGCAGGCTGGTGCCGCACCCACCGTCCATTTCAACCTGATCAACCAGAGCGGCATGCCTGTCGAGGCCGAGAACAGAGGGCAGAAGTTCGACGGCGAGAAGTACATCATCGATGTCGTGCTGAACGCCATGTCTCGCCCGGGCAGGCTCAGAACAGCAATGCAAGGAGTTAAGTGATGCCTGTTTCATCCATCTTCCCACCAGAGGGGGTCCGAGAGGACTCCCGCTTCTTCAAGAAGAGCCTTAAGGACAATACCGTCGAGAACAAGACTGAGGGCGGGTACGCCTACACTCGCCCCCGAAGCGCCAGACCTCCAAGAAGGGTGTTCAAAACGGGCTTCTCCAACCTCGACCCTGCCCAGGAGAACTCCTTGATGCGCTTCCTCTCCGAAGTCGGCCGGCACACGATTTTTACCTATCGGGTCCCGACATCGGGCGAAATGGTTTCAGTCAGGCTGACCGGATCCCTCCCCTCATCGAATTACGTTGGCGTTGGCGGAACACATCGTTACGACATTACTGACGTGGAAATGACAGAGGTGTAAAATCAGTCAATATTTACTTATGGGGGCGCAATGAACAACCTGAGTATCGCAAGTGTCCTTGAGAAGAACCGGATCAGCTCTGAAAACGCCATGACGATGGCCCTGGACATCGAGCTGGTCGATCCGGTGTCTGGAAACTACGTGATGACGCTTCGAATCGCCAACTACGACACCGATTTGACCATCGACGGCAATCTTTACACCAAGATCGGGTTCGACCTGTCCCTGCAGGACGACACGAATGAGCTCCAGAACGTCAACCTGACCATCCAGGATCAGGTCGGCCTGATCCGCCCCTATCTGCAGACTTACAGAGGGGCGGTTGGCAGTCGAGTCACCATGATGATCGTCACCGTTGACCCGACAGATAAAACAACCCTGATCGACTTCTCTGAGATGTTCGAGATCGTCAGCAGTTCGTCCCCTGACTACGCCGTCAGCATCGAGCTGGGTGCAGAGAACCCCCTGATGAGGATGTTTCCTGGAAGAACGCAGATGCGCGACAGATGCAGCTTCCGGTACAAGTCCGCCTGTTGCGGGTATACCGGAGCACTTCCATCTTGCGACCTGACGCTTACTGGCGATAACGGGTGCCGAGCTCATCAGAACGAAAGCCGATTCGGCGGGGCTCCTTCTATCACGGTCGCGGTGCTGTCGTGATCTCTTGTGGAGACCTGATCGGCGTCCCCTTCAGGTATGGCGGCCGAGACCCTGGAGAGGCCCTCGACTGCTATGGATTGTTGATGGAGCTCTATCGCCGCGCTTACCAGATAGAGCTCCCCGATTACACCTCTCCGACAAGCGCGGCCGAGATCTCCGCGCTTATGCGTGGCCAACTTCATCTCTGGCAACCGGTAGACGATGTCGAGCCGGGGGTCGTTTTGTTTATGCGCCTTGGGCGCTTTACTCACGTCGCCATGTACCTCGGCGACGATGAGTTTATTCATACCAGCGAAATTACGGGTGGGGTCTGCAGAGAGCGCCTTTCGAATTGGATCAATCGCATCGAGGGGCTGTATCGCTATGCCGCACAATACTCCACAGACCATTCGGTTTGTGATCATCAGGAACCCGCTCGTCCCTGATGTAAAACACATTGAAGAGCGAGTGCTGAGCCCCGGCAAGCCGCTTTCCGAATACATCGGAGAGCTGTCCGGGGTTTACGCATTTTCCGTGAACGGGCGAGTCGTTCCCCAGAGCGACCTATGCCTCGAAATCCCCCAAGCCGGTGATGTCATCGCTATCGCCCCCGTTCCGATGGGTGGTGGGGGCGGTGGCGGCAAGAGCATCGTGCGACTGGTCGCCGTTGTTGCGCTTACCTATTTCACCATGGGCACTGGCGCCTATACGCTCGGCGGACTGACAGGTCTTACCGCTGGTTCGGCTGGTATGGTGGCAGCGAGTGCGGCCGTAATGATCGGCGGCACCATGATGATCAACGCGCTGCTTCCGTACTCGAAAATGAATGCGCGTGGCGCACGAGACAGCGGTAGCGACTCTCGGACATACGGCGTCGATGGCGCCAAAAACACATCGGAAGAGGGACTCCCAATTCCGGTCGTGTACGGCCGGCACCGTCAGGCCGGTAACATCATTGGCAATTACACAACGCTGTCTGGCCAGACCCAGTATCTTCACCTGCTGATTAACGCTGGCGAGGGCGTCACTGCCGGCATTGCCCCTGGCAGTATCCAGCTGAACGATCAGCCTATCGACTCCCTCACCGACGTGGAGTACCGCTTCTTCCACGGCAACGACGGCCAGGAGACGACCGGCGTGTTTGATCGGCAAATCACCCCTAATCAGGTGACGATCAACCGCGAGATGAAGAAGTCCAATGTTTGGACGGAGTTCACCACTAGCGTCAACAAAGAGGTTGAAGGCGTCCGCCTGGACTTTCTCGCCAGCCTGTACCGGATGGACGACAGCGGGAATGAGCAGCCTCACAGCGTTGACGTCATCGCCGAGATCAAGCCTTTTGGAGCACCGGACACCGAGTTTCGCCCTCTAACTACTGGCGTTTCCCGCGCTCACTCTGCGCGTGGCTGGCAAATCGACATGGCTGGCGCTCGACTCATCAACGGCGAGATCAAAGAGGTCAAGAAGGGCTCCCAGTTCATCGATAAGACCCGGCCCAACATCTTCGACAAGGCCTCCGGTCTATACCGTAACCACTACGTCAAATCGGGTACCAAATTCGTACTGGTAGGTGAAGCGGTAACGCCGAACGGCGCCAAGAACACCACCTACTACGGCCGGCCATACGGTCACAGCCGCCCAGAGAACACCGTCGCCCCTAGAGAGCTGCCAAGCGCCTCTGGGTTGACCGAGTACGATTACGGCGAGCTGGTAAGCAACGGCAAGGTCATCGGCACCTATCACAAGTTCCATGCCGCCAACATCATGGTCAGTGGCTACAACGCCGACTCAGTCACTACCTACACCCAAAACGACGCCACGCTGCGCCTCACCGGTCGCGACGCGAGTGCCACTATGCGCTTCTCTTTCGAGTCTCCAAGGCTGCCGGAAGGGCGCTATGTTGTGCGGGCTCGAAGAACCACTGATGACTCGACTGACGAGAAGATCGGCGACACCGTGGTGCTCAATGAGGTGTCCGAGATCGTCTATTCGGACATCGCCTATAACCACACCGCGCTGCTGTATGTGAAGGTCAAGATCAGCGACCAGATCAGCTCTATCCCGAAAGTCACCTTCGAGAACCTTGGCCGTGTGATTCGTGTGTGGGATGAGACACAGCGGAAGTGGGTGGCCAGTGCCGATTCTGGTTACTTCAAATTCCCGATCAGCAGCAAAGAGGCCGCTGACTTCCCGCCTCTCACGGCAGAGCAGCACAAGGAGACGTTGAAGCGACTGGGCACCATCACACCCAACGTCCGCGCTCTCTCAATGCCCGCTCACATGCTGCCAAAGGCATCTGCCGGCAAGTACGTTGGCGGCGTCTACGACCATGACAACCCGGCTTGGATCGCCTGGGACATGTTCACCGACACCCGATTCGGCGGAGGCATCGACCCCAGTCGCCTCGACTTCTGGGCGTTTAAGAAGTGGGCCGACTACTGCCGAGCCAAGGGCTTGCACTTCCGAGCCATTATCGACGGTAAGGAGACGCTGTGGGACGCCCTGGCATCGGTATTCCGAGTCGGCCGCGCCGTGCCCGTTCGGACCGGCACCAGATACACCGTCTCTATCGAGATGCCGAAGGAAAAAGTCATGTCCTTTGGCGTGGACAACATCGTTGAAGGGTCCTTCTCTATCAACTGGATGGGGGTGAATGACCGAGCCAACGAGATCGAGCTCACCTATTACGATGAGGAGTACGACTACAAGCAGCGCGTCATCAAGGTATACGACAAGCAGGCTGCAGCGAGAGGGGCTAAGCCGGTCTCGACATCGACCAAGCTGGTTGGCGTAGTCACCAACGAGCAGGCGGTTCGTGAGGCCAACTTTATGTTGAACACGAACAAGCTGGTCGAGACAGTGACTTTTACCGCACCGGTAGAGGCGCTCGCTTGCACGATCGGCAGCGTCATCGAGGTTCAGCACAACATGATGACCTGGGGCGAAGCCGGTAAGTTGGCTGGCGTCAGCAAGGTCGCGGCTGGCGTGTACGACCTCGTCCTTGACCACGAGATCAGCTTCGAGAAGGGCAAGGCGTGGAAGATCAACCTTCAGACCAGCGTTGTTGATCGAGGCTCGTTCAAGGTTGAATCAGTCCTCGGCGGCTACGTGATCCTGACCGGCTTTGACCCGGACAAGGTTGGCCGCGTCTCAAGGGCCAAGGTCGCCAACGTCGAGACCCCCGTTTTCGACACCTTCGTCGATTCGAACGGCAAGAAAGGGATCGTGGTTCGCGACTTTGACGCATTTGCCGCTGGCGCATCGGTAAGGCTTTTCGATACCGATGTCATCGTCTCCGCCGCTGTTACGCCGCCTGTTTACGGATCACCGGTAGACCGAGTTCGCGTGTCCGGCCTGACCGTTGAGCCTCAGAAGTTCGATCACTTCATGGTTGGCTTCCCTGAGTTCCAGGCTCGGCTCTTCACCGTTCGCAGCATTGGTCTGACCGGCGATGACATGACTCGCCAAATCACCGCGCTGGAATATGACGAGCGCGTGTTTGATGACAGCGACACGGACTTCATCGTCACCGATAACGCCTACGAGCGGGCTCTGACAGCTGTTGAGAACGTGGAGATCACCGAGAGCGCGGTGTTCGATGGCGCAGGGATGAGTGTGCGGGCGACCATCACCTGGACTCATCCATCGACCAACTACAAAAACGCAGAGGTGTCAGTCACCGTCAACAACGGCCAGATCCAGCGACTTGGCCGCCAGACCACTCACGCATCTGTCTTGGTTAAGCCGGGCGACCGCATCGATGTAACCATCATCCCCTATGCGATCAGCGGCAAGGCTGGCGCAGTGCTCAAGACGGGAGTTGTGCTCACCGGTATCCCGCAAAACTCCAACGATATGCCCGTCACCGGAGGCGCGGTCGCCGCAACGAACGGCGGGCTGGTGCTGTCCGGCCTCCAGTTTGACCCCTACAGAGTCAAGCAGGTTGAGATCTGGGCTATCCGTCAGGGCACGGTAATTGGCGCAGGCTACGGCCAGGGTATCGTCGGCGACAAGACAAAGATCGAGGACTTGAAGGACCCCTCTGTCGTCACGGCGGAAGGCATTGAGCTGTTCGGCAAGCAGATCGGCTATGCCGATCAGTTCGGCCGGTTCAGCCACATCATCACTGACCGCAATGATGAAAAGGTTCGGTTCTTCTATTGGGCCAGAACGATCGACATGGTTGATGCCAAGGGCCCAATGGGGTTCGTCGGCAGTGGCAGAGCTATTCGCTCCGCAGCCTTCAACGATGTTTCTGTCTACACCTATGCCGTCAAGGCGCCGGCCAGGCCGACTGGCGGCAGCTATGACTCCCCTCGCCCTGTGGAGTCGATCTGGAAGCCGACCCCTGACAGAACCGGAGTCACCAACAAAGACGCCGCGCTGTTCATCTCTTCTCGCCGCTTCTGCAGCGTAGATGAGCTCAGCGACACTTCATGGTCCATGCCGGCCGCCATCTACGACCCGAAAGAGGCGGAGGCGGTTGAGCCGTCCATCAAGCCGACCGGTGTCAATGTGACCGCGGCTTTTGGCGCAATCCGCGTCTCCTGGGACAAGCCGGTCTATGAAGGGCATGGCAAGACTCAGGTGTTCGTCCAGCGAGTCCTTGTGAACGCCTCCGGCGCCCCCTTGTCAGCTGCCAAGCTCGATATGAATACGATGCTCGCCGCCGAGGAAACCTCCACGATGGTCAGCATCGCAGCGGCCGCAGGCTACGGGTACTACGTCTGGGTTCGCCACATCAACAAGGCTGGTATTGAGGGGCCGGTCCATACGGACGGCGGCGCTTTCGTTCTTGTGCGCCTGACCCCGGAGGAGATGAGCAAGCTGCTGGACAAGCAGATCAAGTTCGACTTCCTCGATACCGATGTCGCCGACACCCTGAAAAAGGCCGGTGAGGACGCAAAGAAGGCGTTCGACTCTCTTACCACCATCGACAAGAAGGCATCGGAGTCTCTGGCGCTTTCCCAAACCACGGCAGAGGTTGGCCTGCGCCTGTTGATGCAGCAAGAGACCAACGAGACCGAGCGCCGGATCGAGTGGTACGGCCCGGATGGCGTGAGAGGGATGGTCGATAAGCTGCGAGAGAACGTGCTCGGCAAGGGCGGCGCGATCGAGAAGGTCGAGCAGATGATCGGCGTTGTCCAGGGCGGTGCTGCTTCAGGCTTGAAAGAACTGAGCGAATCAGTCGCCTCTCTCGACTCCAGCATGGCCAACAAGGTCAGTGAGATCTACGCCAAGTTCCGCGATGTCGATGTCTCCTCCATGGCGAACATCAACGAGGTGAAGACCTCTATCGCTGACGCGAAAAAGGCGCTTTCTGACCTGACAACGACCGTTGCCGCGAACAAGAAGCTCGCCTCTGATCAGCTGACCTCTGAGGTCAACGCTCGCAAGCAGGCCATCACAGACGAGTCAGGCGCCCGGGCTGCCGACATCAACGGGGTGAAAGCCTCTCTGGACACGGTCGGCCAAAAGGTTGCCGCAGAGACCCTGGAGCGCTCGAACGCCATCACGACCCTCAACAAGTCGCTGGCCACCCTTGAGACAAAGCTAAGCGCCACAATCTCCACCCTGGACAAGGCTGTATCGACCGAGATCGCCGAGAGAAAGGCGTCGGTTGCCGACGTCAGCAAGGCTCTGTCAGAAACCGAAAGCCGTCTATCTGGGGCGGTATCTGGCGTGGATGGAAAGGTCGAAACCGAGATCACAGAGCGAAAATCGGCCGTTACTGCCCTGAACACCTCCATCACGGAGATGAACAGCAGGCTCACCGGCTCGCTCAACACGCTGACAGGCAAGATCAACACCGAGATCTCGGAGCGGAAGGCGGCAACCACGGCTACCGACAAGGCTTTGGCGGAGCAATCTACCGCTTTGCAGACAAAGATCGACGGCGTTGATGCAAAGGTCGCGACCGAAGTCTCCGACCGGAAAACCGCTGTCTCGACTGTGGCCAGCTCTGTCACGGCTCTGGATACCAAGCTGTCCGGGTCCATCTCCAGCGTGGACAAGAAGGTCGCTACCGAGATTGCCGACCGGAAGACCGCTGTTACAGGTGTCAACGAGTCCATCGCTGCGCTGGATAGCAAGCTGTCCGGCTCAATCACTGGGGTGGACAAGAAAGTCACTACAGAGATTGCAGATCGAAAGACGGCCATCACTAGCGTCAACGAGTCAATTGCCGCGATAGACACCAAGCTGTCAGGCGCCGTTGACGGTGTCAGCGGTAAGCTCAACGCCGAGATTGCAGAGCGGAAAGCGGCCGATGTCACCCTGACCAACTCAGTTACCGCTGTTGAGACTCGCCTTAGCGGCAGCATCGACTCGGTAGACAAGAAGGTCACGACAGAGATTTCCGACCGGAAGTCGGCCATCACCTCTGTCAACTCTGCGCTGACCAGCCTTGAGTCAACCCTGAAGTCGCTGATCTCCACAGAGGCCGGCAAGATCGCCACCGAGATCAGCGACCGCAAGGCCGCAATCGCCACCGAGCAGAAGGCGAGAGCTGACCTGCAGACCTCGCTCACATCCTCAATCAACGGTGTTTCTGCCAGCGTATCGACCCTCAGCTCGACCGTGGCCGGCATCGATGGCAAGTACAACTCCCAGTGGGGTGTAAAGACCAAGGTTGGCGATTTGCAGGGCGGCATTGGCTTCTTCAATGACGGTAAAGAGACCAGTTTCCTCATCGAGGCTGACAACCTGGGACTTATCTCCCGGGATGCCGCCGGCACCGTGCTTCGCACCTCGCCATTCAAGGTGGTAAACGGGAAGGCTTTCCTGTCCGATGCCTACATCGACAACGCCGTGATCGAAAATATCGTGGCGAAGAAGATCACGGCGGATTACATCAACGCCCTGAGCGTCGTGGCTCGCTCTATCGTGGCGGGCGCCTCACTCACCGCTCCGGTGATCAGCGGCGGCCGCATCTCGATTGGCTCGCGGTTTAGCGTTGATGAAGGCGGGAACATGGTCGCAAACAACGCGAACATCAACGGCATCTTCAACGCATCGACATTCCGAGGTGGCAATATCGAAGGTGCGGTTATTCGAGGCGGCGCGATCCGAGGCACAAACATCCAAGCCTCTCGGTTCGTGGTTGACGCCGGCCTCCAGGTGCTCTCGTGGGCCAACCAGGAGACATACGGAACAATGGACCTGCCAACTATCGTTGGGGTTCACGGCCAGAATGCTCCGTTCGTTTGTAACCTGGACGGGGTGGCCGCAGATGTCTCCTCAAAAGTCTCTTTGGGGTGGGATCAGTTCTACCGTGGCGGCACCTACAGGGCGAACCTTTCATACCCGATCGTGAGCTACAACCACTCTGACCGCTCAAGGGCGTTCCGCTACTCAAGGAAGCTCATCTCCCCGAAGGTGACGGTAAGAGTGTGGGCGGACGGCAGTCAAAGAGCTATCGACGCCAACATGGCGCTGACCTTCATCATGTACGCGGGCGGCACCGCTATTTGGTCTTGGCAAGCCCCTGCAGTGTCACAAGACGGATCTGACGGCCAGCGCCCGGGCGGCGGTATCTCTTGGGCAATGCCGAACGGGACATGCACCTGCTCCTTCTCGGCTTATGACCCGCCAAACCCTAACCATTACTCTTGGGTGCCCGGGTCGTTCGGGTTCTATGAGTTTGTCCTGCAATTCAACGATCTGCCCTACTGGTCGGATGGCACTCTCGATGTAGGCATCACCGTTCGAGATCTGCATGACAGGTTCAACGACGGCACCAACGAGTTGACCTTCCGAATCGAAGATACGGCTAACAACGCAACCCAACCCAACGGCCCTGGCCCGGGCTAAGGAGAAGAAATGGCGAAAATCGTAGAGGTGCCCTTGGCGGGCGCCTCAATCACTGGAGACGTGGCTGTGGTCAGCTTGGATGACTTTGTCGGCTCGACTGACATGGCTTACTCGATTGCCCTGTCAGTGAGAAAGGCTGGTAAAAGGGTCGCTCTGCTGACGGAGGTGGACATCTCATATCTGCTCGACTGGCAGGATGACCCGGATCCGGAAGTTCGGGTCTATGACAACGCGACCAGTGTTTACGACAACATGACCGTGATCGTCATCAATAGCGGCCCTATCACGAGGGAAATGCTGAATATCCCGTCCGCGCAGGCCGTCATCGGAGTAACAGCCGATAGCCTCAAGCTGACTCTTGATGCCTTCCGTATGGAGCAGAGCGACAGGATGTTGCTCGACGAGCTGGAGAAGCTGCTGCCGCCGGACTCGCAGGTCAGAAAGCTACGGGATGAACTACGCAGGAGGATCTACAAATGAAGCCAGTGGTTTTCTACTTTTCGGACGGTAACGACCGGGACTACCTCATCGCCTCCATTCGTTCGCTTCTTGAGAACGGAGAGGCAGGAGAGCCTGTCGTTTTCAGCTATGAACCTCTCGAGCTGCCAGTACCTCATCGCATGATCACCTTGCCTCCCCTGGAGCTCTGTGAGTTTCAGCTTGGCAAGTACCGTCGGGATGTGTGCATCTCTATGTGCATGAGGGTCGCCGCGATTGACTGGCTGGCTCAAGAAGGGGTTGAGAAGGCTATTTACCTGGATACCGACACCGTGGTTTTGCGACCACTCACCGAGATCGTCAGGTTTTTGGACGGCGGAGGAGTTTTCGGCGGTGTTCTCGATGTCGATGAGGAAGACACCGACCAAAGCTCTGGCTGGGCTGGCCGCGCAGCGCCGGTCGTTGACGTTAACCCCTATGTGAACAGCGGGGTGCTCGCGCTCAACGTTCTGGCCCTGTGCAAGAGCGGTCCGCTCACTCCCAAGCTGCAGATGTTCTTCGAGCATCATCGGCGGGCTGTTTACCCAGACCAAGACTTTCTCAACTTCATCGCGCACGACTTGGGGGTCATGAGTGTTCTGCCCAAGAAGTTCAATGCGATGATGAGTAGGCTGGCGACTATGGCTGACACTGTCACCTATGCGAGGAGGATCGATTTTATTCTCAACGAGGCGGTTGTCGCTCATTACGCATGGTTTAAACCCGCAATGCGGCAAAAGAAGTCGGCTCTTTTCTACCGGCTGATTCTGCCCTATCTGCCAGAGGGCGACCTGAAAAACAGCGTCCTGAAGAACCTGGATTTTCTCCACCCCCTAGCAAAATAGCGGCACACAAGATCAGCAAATGCTTACTGATCTTGCATGGTTTAAATATAATGCCTCCAATGTTGAATTGGAGGCTTTATGACCACACCGACCATTACTGAGCTATATGCCAAGATCGGCGACATGATGGCGAATTGGCAGCGGTTCCTTGACCAGCAAATGAACTGGCAAGCTGGGCCTTCAGCTGCGAATGACCTCGCCCCGCCGGATAACAACCCTGAGAAAAAAGGCTATCGAGTCATGACCGATGCTGCCGGCAACAAGCGGCAAATCATGACTCCGGCGCAGATGGAGAAAATCGTTTCTGACGCCGTACAGCAGATTACCGACCTGAAGCCTGCAGAACTCGCACCTCAAATGGCTGACGTTCGTCGCCAGCTGAATGAGGTTTCGGCCAAGATGACCTCTACCCGAGCCGAGCTGGTCGGGTTCAGAGACGCCGCCGCCTCGTCTCAGTCAGCTGCCGCCTCCTCTGCCTCCGCTGCAGATACCTCCAAAAAGAACGCCGCGACTAGCGAAGCCAACGCGCTGGCCAGCAAGAACGCTGCAGCTAGTAGCGCCTCTGACGCTCAAAAATGGGCATCCAACCCGGAGAACTCCGCCGTAACACCAGGAAAGTTCTCCTCGATGCACCATGCCATCAAGGCAGAGCAGTCAGCGTCCGTCTCATCGGCAAAATCCCAAGCCGCGACCGAATCTGCAGCGCTTGCATCGGTCAAAGCAGCTGACGCGAGTGCCGCCTCCGGCGTTGCTGCGGCTAAAGCCAGCGAGGCCTCGGTCTCTGCAAACATCTCTCAGACAAAGGCTGGAGAGGCTGCATCCAGCGCGAGCGTGGCTGTTGAGATGTCAAAGTCGGCAAAAGCCAGCTCTGACGCTGCATCTGCGAGCGCAGCCTCCGCCAAGAACAGCGAGACTACTGCGACCACGAGAGCGAATGCGGCATCCCAAAGCGCCACTACCGCTCAGAAGTGGGCCGCTAACCCAGTAGACACCGCTGTCTCTCCTGGGCAATTCTCCGCGTTGCACCACGCGACAAAGGCCGATGCCTCCGCTTCTGCGGCAGCTGCAAGCGCGGCGACCGCTACACAGAAAGCCGACGAAGCAGGCAACAGCGCCACGGTGGCTTCGGACAAGGCTACCCTGGCGACCACGAAAGCTACTGAAGCGGCGGCAAGCGCCAAGTCTGCACTGGACAACAAGAACGCGGCGGGCACCTCCGCTTCGTCTGCGAGCGCCTCTGCTACCACGGCTACCCAGAAGGCTGGCGAGGCTGGCCAATCGGCGTCTGCCGCCGCCAAGTCGGCTTCTGATTCGGCTGCCTCCGCTGCTGCCTCAAAGACACAGGCCGATGCCGCTGCTGCTTCAGCAAAAATCGCCCAAGATGCGGCCGCGGTTACAATCGGTGGTCTTGTTGAAGCTGGCGAAGTCAGCATGGCGTCAGGCGACTACCCTCCCCCGATCAAGAGCAAATCCGGCTCCAACGTCGCTTGCTTCTGGAAAGTCACCACGGCAGGGGTCTCTAAAGTCGGCGGGATCGACTATGAGGTCGGGGATACCCTCGTCTACTCCAGTGCGACAAACAGCTATTACAAGATCGACAGCACTGACGCTGTCGCCAGCGTGAACAACAAGAAAGGCGCAGTCGTTCTCACTGCTGCTGATGTTGAGGCGCGTCCTGACGACTGGGTGCCGTCGTGGAGTGAGATCACAGGGAAACCTGAGACGGCTACACGGTGGCCGACACCTGCTGAAGTCGGCGCTGCTGTCCGCATCCCGCTGAACCTATCTTCAAGCACCGCTGGACGACGTAGTTGTCGGCTACTGACCGTCGGACTGACTGACAACTCTGCGTCATTCATGGTCACAGCTCAAGGAGACTTCGGGCAGCGTGAGCGTGGGTGGTACTTCGTGTCCGTCGCCACTCGTGGGAGTGTGATTACGATCAACACTTACCTACTGAACGGCTTCCAGGCCGACCCGTTGCGTCTGTTTTGGAAGAACACCGGCTCTGCGTTTGAAGTGTGGGGTGAGTTCTCTGACTACAACAACAATAACTATCTGTTCCCGCTAGGCGAGCATGGAGCGACGTACAACGTTGACAACATGGGCACTTCGCGTGACTGGACAGGGTTCACTGAAGTAGCAGTCAACCGCATCTACACCACAAACGATAAGCCGACAGCAGCAGACGTAGGAGCACGTCCGGTAAACTGGGTCCCTACCTGGGACGACGTGACTGGGAAGCCTTCTACTCTTCCTCCTTCGGCACACAGCCACACTGCGAGTGAAGTGGGGGCGTTCCCTGCGACTGTCACAGCTCAAGTCCAAGCGAACCCTGGCGTGGCATGGTCGGCATCTTCAGGTGTCTATACTTCATCAAACGCCTCCGATTCCGATCTGGTCCTGCAATTGAAGGGGTCTGGGTCGTGCCCTGCGCTACAGATCAAGGCCCGCTACAAGAACGGCGGTTTGTGGTATCGCAGTGCGAGGGATTCGCTAGGGTTTGAAGAGGGATGGACTGGGGTCTTCACCAACAAGCATCCTCCAACAGCATCCGACGTGAAGGCCCGTCCTGACAACTGGGTGCCGTCTTGGGGTGACGTGACAGGCAAGCCATCGACGTTCCCCCCTGCCACGCACTCACATTCAGCAGCAGACGTAGGTGCGATGGCGAAGAGTGTGGGGACTGTCGGTGAGCATGACTGGAACACGCTGACTACCCCTGGGTCTTACGGTGTGTCCAACATGACCGGTCCTAACAAGCCCTCGATCCAAGGACTCCCTCCGGTGTACCCCTACGGGACACTGCTAGTGCAGAACAACGGATTGACAATCAGTCAGCTCTACATCACCGACGGGAACAAGATCTACCTGCGGGACAAGTTCAACACGAACGGATGGGGTACATGGACGGCTGTGTCGAACGACGAGGCTGTTCCGATTAACACCTCAATCGACCTGGACACCCTGACATACAGTTGTACCTACGACATGTATAAGGGGTCAGGGGTAACGTTCACGAACGCACCTGAAGACTTCTCTTACGGGTCTCTCCAGGTAATCGGACGAGGGAAGGCGACCAACTCCTTCGTTACCCAGATCCTCACATGGCGGGGTGACGGTCAGCAGATGATCCGCACACGCACTGATGGCTCATTCAGTTGGGGTCCGTGGAAGAAGATCTATTCAGAAGCCCAGAAGCCTACCCCTGGTGAAATCGGTGCTGCCGATCTGAACCACGGCCACGCCCGTCAGTTCGGCTCCGAGCAATCACTGGGCACAGAGGACCTGGACACCATCAAGACTCCTGGTGTCTACGCCCAACACGCCAACGCGAACACCTCCGCTGAACGTCACTACCCTGAGTTGCTTGCTGGCTCTCTGATCGTGACTGTGGGGGCGGGCGTCCAGCAGCGTTACCACGTCTACAACACCAGTCGTGTCTGGACGCGAGCCCAGTACGATAAAGGAGCGTGGACGCCGTGGGCGTGTGAGTACAACACCACAAATAAACCGACTGCTGCTGACGTCGGTGCTGCTCCGGCTGGATATGGTCTTGGCGGCGGCTCAACGCCGATGGGTGTTAAAAACCAGTTCCTATCGTATGGAGGAAAGCCTGCAACAAACGAAGTGCCGACGCATGGCGCGGGCTGGCAATCAACGTACAACTCTAACCGTAGAGCGCAGTTGTACGTTGCAGCCAATGGCGACGTTTATTCTCGATTCTCATTGTCTGACGTTACGTTGGATGCAGATACGGCCTGGGCCATTCACTACACATCTGCAAACAAGCCCACCTCGGCCGACGTTGGTCTTGGAAGCGTCAACAACTGGGGCGCCACCGCTGCGGTCAATGACGACAGCGACACCAAATACGCCACCGCTGGGGCTGTCAAAAAGGCTTACGACCTGGCGGCCGCAGCGTTGCCGTCTAACAAGGCCGATGTGTTCAAGTCTGCCGGTGCCTTGACGGATCTGAACGTCGCTGCTGCCGCCAAACCCGGCTTCTTCCAGTACGGCCCGGGGGCTGTGGGGGCGCCAATGTCAGGCTACGGCCATGGCTTGGTGGTCTCGACTGGCAGCAACCCGGGCTCTGGCAACTGGTATCAGCAGATCGTGTTCGGTCATGATTCCAAGATCTATACCCGCAGAGGGGTCAACTCCGCGGCGACCGGCGCGTGGGCTCGAATCTATACCACTGACGACAAACCATCCCTTGCGGAGCTTGGCGCTGCGGCTGCAGATCACACTCACTCTCTGCGCGAAATCAAGGACTCACCCTACAAGGAGGGCTGCGACTGCGCGACCACTGCGAATCTAGCCTCCGCTTATGCGAACGGCAGTTCTGGCGTCGGCGCAACTCTGACCAACAACTCGACTCTGGCCGCACTGGTCATCGACGGCGTGACCTGTTCTGTGGGTATGCGTGTTCTGGTGAAGAACCAGACCTCTGCGGCTCAGAACGGGATCTACACAGTGACCAAGGCGGGCTCAACCACCGAAGCTTGGGTGCTGACCCGCTCCCCGGGTTGTGACACACCTGCAGAAGCAGCAGGCGCGGTCGTCACCGTTGATCAGGGAACCGAGAACGGCGGCCTGCTGATGACCACTGAGTTCAAGCGGAACAGCACTATCGGCTCTACCGCAATGAACTGGCGCGTCGTAGTGGACAGCGGAAACATCGGCACTCAGCACCACGCCTCCGGCGTGTCGGCCGGCACATATCGGTCTGTCACTGTTAACAGCCAAGGCCATGTTACTGGCGGTTCCAATCCTACGACTCTTGCAGGCTATGGCATCACCGATGCGGCGCCAAGCGGTCACGTCGGATCAGGAGGTGACGCTCATGCGAACGCTACCGGAACCGCCGATGGCTTTATGAGTG